TCCATTCTACCGTCAGCAGATCTTTCAACTGGTACTGCGTTAATTCTATAGCCTGTTTCTCTAAATTCGCTAGTAGCCCAATTATGAGATTCACTAGGTCTTAGGTAACTAATACTAAATTTGATTTTTACAGACGGCTTATCTGTATCTACATACAATTTGTAATTTTCCATTTTTTATAGTTTTAAAATTAATACAGGCAGCACCGAAGTGCCACCACGTATTAACCCAAAACTAAAATGAGTTATCTTCCTCTTCTGCAGGACTTAAACTCTTAGCCATTTCAGGATTTTGTTTTTCCCACTGCATTATTTGCTGCTCAAATCCTCTATAATCTCCGTCACTTAGCTTTTGTACAGCGTTGCTTTCGTTTAAAGGATTAATTTTAGCTCCTGTTTTACCGCTATAAAAATAATTTAAAGCTGTTCTTATTTCAGGTCTATGTGTGCTAGGATCTTTAGCTACATACTCTCTTTCTTGAAATGCAAAATTAGCTGTTTTACCAATTACTTCTTCCATTAATTGAGCACCGTCTTTACCTGCAACATCTACACCTAAATTTTCAAAAACTTGCTTTATTTTATTGTCTTTACGGTTAGCTTTATCAACGTCATCATTGTCATTAGCTACCCATAGCTTAGCTGATATAGCTTTATCTTCTGCTGTTCTCATCTTAAATAAAAGATATGGACTACCCATATGCCCTTCAGGGCTTTCTTCTACTGATTTTACAACACAAGTGTAAATACCTGCTCGCTTTTCGTATTCTAAATCACTGTTAGACGTTGAACTTGCTATTTTATTAATTCTACTACTAAATCCCATTTTACTTAACTTTTAAAAGATTATTTAATTGTTTTAATTGTGCTTGACTTAAAGCATACTTTTCTTTCATTTCTTCGGCAGAATATTTACCGTCTTCAATTAACTTACAGCCTTTACTAAACCGATCCATTGGTAGAGCTTCTTTTACAGCTTCTTTTGGTTTGTGATCGTTTGTAGCATCTGCATCTTTAGTGTCATCGATTAGAAATAAACCATTACAGCAATACTTTCTAGCGTAAGAACTACTAGCTCCGAAACATTGAGCTACGTCCATACCTTTTCTGTGTATGTCAACTCCTGCAACACCTGTTACATTCCATATCTCTTTTGTTTCGTTATCTCTAAAACAAGCTGTAGCTTCTATATAAACTATTCCGCAAACTTCTTGAACTTTATCAGTTAACGTAAAAGTACAGTCGTATTTTTTTAACAGAGGTTTTAAAGCTTCAAGTATGTCTTCTAAATTTCTGTATTTGTACTTACCAAAAGCATTAAATTGTGATTTAGGAGCTTTTAATTCCGATTGGATTTTCTTTAGTTTATCCATTTAAAATTGTTTTAAGGTTAATAAATATTAATAAATGTAAAAATAATACAATTCATTTAAACAATGAATTTTTCCGTGTCCTACTTCTCAAATTAATTTGGTTTCCTTTTTCCTTGATTACGTTTTTGTACCTCTTTCGTAAAAGTAGTGTACCTATGTAAGGAAATTTTACCTCATTATTTTGTAGAACCAGTAAACGGACTGACTTGAAAAAATTCTTTATTATCAGGTTTATCACTCTCTTGTCTATTCCAACCGTTGAGTGAATTTTTTGGATAATCTTTTGATGTTCTTTGCTCATCACTTAGATATTTAGTAAATCTTGGTATGTATTGAATATCTACAGTTCCTATTCCTGTATTTCTACCCTTAGCTATAATTAATTCAGCCTTTTCTATGCTAGGTTTTTCGCCTTGAACATTATAATATGCAGGTCTGTATACAAAACAAACCATATCTGCATCTTGTTCTATAGCACCTGACTCTCTTAAATCAGAAAGCATAGGTCTTTTATTTTCTCTAGCATTAACACCTCTGTTAATTTGTGATAAAGGTATAACTACAATGTCTAACTCTGCTGCTATTTCTTTTAGCTGTCTTGACATAATAGCTATTTGCTGTTCTCTGTTACTAGTTTTAACACCGTCACAGTCAGCTAATTGTAAATAATCTAACACAACCATTTTAGTTTTATGTCTAATTACATATTTTCTAATTTGATTGCAAATTTTAGTAATTTTTCTAGACTTATAATCTATCCAAAAGTTGTATTTTTTAAAATACTCGCCAGTTTTAGAAAGTTTTTCTATTTCTTCACTAGTTAGATTCATAGAACGCATTTTGCTTACATCAATTTCTGATTCAGCTGCAAACATTCTCTTTAATAAAGCTTGATCGCTCATTTCTAAGCTAAAAAATACAGGATTGTAGTTATAAGTTATAGCATTTTTAAAAACTTCTAAAGCAAAAGCAGTTTTACCCATTGAAGGAGCACCTGCTAAAACAACCATTTCTCCAAATTCCCAACCATACATAAAATTATCTAGTGGTTTAACACCTGATTTTAATATTGGTGGAGTTTCTCTATTTTTAATAGTTTGAATTATCTGATCGATTTTACTTGTTTTATCAAAGTCTTCAATTTCACCCATTTCTTGAATGTTAACAAATGTTCTAGTACCTTCTTCAATTATTCCTGAAGGATCTATCATATCATTACACTGTTCAATAATGTTTTTACCTAAAACTAACAATGCTCTACGTTGAGCATACCCATTTAAAAGCTTAACGTGCTCTGTTAGATGAGCATCAGTTTCTACTTGACTACATACATCATTTAAGTAAGATAATAGGTTAAAGCCTGTTTTATTAGACAATATCGTATCATACTTTTTTTGTATTAGTTTATCTGTAACTGTTGCTATGTCTATTTTACTAAAAGAAGCTACTTCTTTAATTGCTGTATATATGTATCTAGTTTCTTGAGATGAAAACTCTTCTATACTTAACTGGTCTGCTACTTGATAATAACTTTCAGGAAAATTTACAAAAGAGCCTAAAACTAACTCTTCTATTTCTATGTTTTTTTGTCCAAAAAATTGTCCTTGTGATAATAGTGAGGCTTGTTGAGGCATAAGTTTAGTTTAAGAGGTAAGCAATAAAAATTATAATCGACAAGATTAAAAAGAATAAATTATTCATTATCCTGCCTTCAGGTACTTTTGGATTTTTTCTCATTTAATTTGATTTTGGGGTATTTAAAATACTAATTTAATTAACAAGAAGCAACGAAGTGCCGAAGCAAATCATTACCTCTTGTTTTAAAGAATTAATCTATTTTGTTTATTTCTTTGCTGAAATCATTTCCACCATTTTTACGTTTTTTATAATTTACACCACGTAATTCAGGATTGTTTTTTTGTAGCAAAGCTCTACACCTTCTAATAGATTCTGAACAAACTAATTTACCTTCTGAATGAATTTTTAAAAAATCAAAACCACTCATCTCGTTTAAATAATCTGTTTTAAGCTGATAAAACCATACAGTACTAATTAGTTTATAATCATCATCTCTTAAATGAGGATTAGCTAACAAAATTTCTGTAACTGTATCTTTTATGTTTTTGATTTCTTCTATTATCATACCTTAGTAGTTGTTAAATCGTTAATTAATTTGTTAAATTCTTTTTCAACTAAGTTTCGATCATCTTTTGATAAAGAATCCATACCTAAATACTCATCTTTAATGTCTTTTGCATCATCAATGTCTTCTATCCACTCTTTATCTTCTTGAATAGCTTCACTAACACCGCTTGAATAAACTCTATACGCTCTAGCTGTTCCGTCAAAAAGTTGTTCTTCTCCACCTGCTTGATAAATATAATGTCCACCAAAATCACAACCTGATTCTTCGTATTCAATTTCAATTTTACAATCAAATTCTGCAGACAAAGCTCTTAAAAACGCTGAAGGTGGACTCCAAGCTGTATCTCCACTAACAAATATCTCTTCTTCTGTAGATTCATCTTGTAGTTTTGCATAATCAATATCCCACCATTTTGTTCCGTAAGCATAATGAGCCCAAAATGATTCCATTTCAGAAGTATCTATTTTGTTTTCATCACTAAGAATAGATTCGCACCAGTGTTTAAAATAGGTGTATTTTTCATAATTGTCTTGTGAAAAGAAGTCTACGATTTTAGAACGATCTTCTTTTTTAAATTCACTAATAGTAACTGTGTTCCAACAATAATTTGCCATAATTTTAAATTTTATAAGTTAATAACAAGCAGCACCGAAGTGCCACCTGTTATTAAACTTAAACTAAAATTGATGTATTCATACTATTTTCAACTTGCATCATAATTTGCTTAAAAGCAATATCATTCATTCTTGCTCCTTGACCTGCCATTATAGAATCCATAGACTTGTCTTTAGAAACGGCTGTATGATTTGTATACCTAGTAATTCCATTAAACAATCCCCAAAGATTATCTCCGTGTATGTTTAAATCAGTTCTAATATCACTAGCCATAGCTGTAACTTGATTAGCTTTTCTAGTGCTAGCTTTTTCATTAGGATTTACATTTAACACTTTAGATACTAAATTAATTACATAAGCGTCATCTTTAATTTTGGTATCAGACATTCTTTTAAAGTTGTCAATTAACAAACCTTCTCCGCTAATAGCTTCTTTAATACTGTCTACGGCAGCCTTAACTCTTGTTGAATAAGATTCAGTGTGTCTAATCTTTGTAAGATGTCTCATAGCTTGATGAAAGGTGTTAGTACACACAACTACTGTGTTTGTTGTACCAAAACCTATAGCACAACTACCATCGTGGCTGTTTAAAGCTGTAAGATTCCTTCTAATTCCACTATTACCTACTGTTGCATCATCTAGCTTAACCTGAAGAAAAGTCTTTTTACCGCCTTGTAAAGCTCCACCACCTTTAACTTCAAGATTTAAGCTTCCTGCAGCATCTACAATAGTTTGTGCTAACTCTTTGTTTTGAAATACCTGATATCTGTCTTTACAAGTTCCCAACATATCATTGTTGTCAGATCTAAATATTCCAAAAGTGTCAGTTTGAACAGTTACGTTTTCTTTACTTGTACCTTCATTTAATGTAGCATATAAAGGAACTTTGTTTGCTTCCCAAGCTAATCCATTGTCATAAAGTAAATCGAAAATTTTCTCATTTTGCGTCATAATAAATTGTTTTTTAATTAATAAATAAGTTAATAACAAGTAGCACCGAAGTGCCACTCATTATTTTAATCCACTACTCCATTACCGTAATACATTTCAAACTGTTCAGATTTAGACAATGATTTATACCAATTTTGATATTCTTTTGTTAATTCATTATTTACAAATTTATAATAAGAACCATTACAATATCTTAAACGGTTATTTTCTTTATCAAGCCTTCTAAAGACTTCTTCTTTAGTTCCTTTAAAAGTTTCAAATCTATTGATACAACTTTTACTTGATAAATAACTAAATCCGTCTTCTGTTGTTACGGATGTTCTTTTTTCGTTCCAAACTTCTACTAACGCCTCCATATCTTTAATCATCTAATAAAGTTGCTTTTTTAATTAAATGCTCAACTTCTGCGTCTAATAGCTTTTTTTCAAAACATTGACTTAGAACGTCATAAATAAAATTTTCAATTCTGTCGTAGTCTGAACCAGGGCTAAACTGTAATTCTCCATAATGAAGCCTGCCTCTACCGTCATCAAAAACACTAAAAGCGTGATTTTCGTGTAGATCAAATCTTACTGTATCAAATCTAAATTGAGGAAAATCTTTCATTATTACACGAACCCCCTCTTTAACACGGCTTCTAACGTTTTTTTGTACTTTTTTTCTTAATTCGTTTTCAATTAAATTTGTTTTACTTTCGCTCATTTTAATTTATTTATAAGGTTAATACTAAGTAGCACCGAAGTGCTACCTAATACGATATTAAGCTCCAAATCTTTCAAATGATTTGTTGTCAATATCCTCCAACTCTCTTTTAGCTTCCTTGATTCTTCTGTTAACGTCCTCTTTAATACCAGTTTTAAAACGTTTTACAGCTAAATCTCTTAACTCTTCAAAACTACGCTTAACATCAGCCCATTTACCTATTAAATAGTATTTGGTGTTGTAGTTGTTTCTTACCTGAGCTATTAATCCGTTTTTAGCAATATAACTGATTGCTTTTTCTTTAGTATTAAAAACAGATTGGTCTTTATGATTCTTCCACTTGTCGTCTATGTCTGAAAGCTTCCACTCTTCATTTACACCTATAGCGAAAGGATCTTTAGTTTTATCGTCATACCATATCTCTATCTTTTCAAAATATTCTTCTCTAACAGATAAAGAAATATGCTCTAAAATTTCTAAAGG